GCTCCTACGGGGCAAAGGTGATATGCACCTGTTACCTGGTGGCCTTGATGATCCGCAAGATACGGAAATAGGCAAACTTGAAAATACCGTAGAAACTCTGTTAGATAAGATAGCGGGGTACAAAGCCAGGATCAGCGAATTAGAGCAAATGACAGGTATTAAAAAAGCAATGTAGGATAATCCCGCTATACCCAAAGATATGAAACACCTTATATTATATACGCTTTGCCTAATTAGCCCAATAATGGCAAACGGCCAAATACCAACTGATTCTGTAGGTATATTTGCCTTGATGGATAACCAGGCTATCAGGATGAATAAAATAACCCACCAGGCGATTAAAGGTAGCGGCGGTTTAGCTTCTATGGCAACTTTCGGTGTGGCTAAAATAAAATCTAAGTTACAATTCAAAGGTAATACAAGCCCAAACCATTTCAAAGGTAAAGCCAAATTTCGTATGTATTTTGGTACACCCGCCACTGCTGATATAGTAAATTTGTATCAGTTCACTACGGCTTATTCAGCAAAAGACTTTGAGATAGCCAGATTTGACGTTAAAAAGAATACCAGATTACTAACGGGCGTTACGGCTTCGTTATTTGGCTCGTCTGTTGGTGTATCTGGTGCTGACGATATTAACGTAGTGGTTAAAGAATTACAGCCAAAGGTATATGAAATTGAGATTACAGGCAAACCGGGTGAGTATTGTTTTATGTTTACCGCTAACGGTACTAACGGCTTTGGTGGCGTGTATGACTTTACCTTAGAGTGATTCAGCAAATTTTCAGCAAACGAAAAATCGAATACGTAAAATATTAAATATCAAAAGATTATGAGTACAACAAAATTATTAGAAGGAAATCGCGACCTAATCCCTGATTCCCCGTATTTACAGGCATTTTCCCCGATAAACACTACCTTTTCAGCTATACCGATTCAGTCCTAAAATGGCACTTAACGGTACTACCTGGTACTAAATTCAGCAAATTTTCAGCAAACAATCAGCAAACAATATGGCAAAATCCACATTAAGACTTGATACCCGTAGGGCCTTGAAAGATGGTACGTACCCGGTTCAGATCGTCGTAGGGCACGGTACTAATATCTACCTGGGTACAGAAATATATTTGGCACCTGACGATTGGGATGCTACAACCAAACGCTGCACGGGCAAAAACGCAAAACGTATCAATGACGTACTAACCAACCTGCTAACGCTAATAGGTAATCGTATTCTGGAATTGGTCGAAACGGGGCAATGGGGCAAACTCTCACGGGCGCAAATACGCGAAATGCTCACTAACCTTGACCTGCAAAAGCCTACCGTTGGCGTGCCCTCTCTGTACGATCTGATAGTGAAAACAACGGATGGCCGGGCCGACAATACAAAGTACATAGCTAAAACCGCTATAGCCCGTCTTAATACGTTCTGTGGCGATTGCTCTAAGATTACGTGCGAACAGATAACGCCCGCCTGGATAGATGATTATTATACGTCTCTGTCCGACTTGAAAGTTAATACCAGGGCCGCTTACCTGAAAGTGGTACGACGGGCTGTTAACTACGCCCTGGATCGTGATATAACGACTAATAACCCATTCAGGCACTACAGGATAAAAACAGAAGATACCCGTATGCGTGTACTACCTATAGAGAAAATGCGTACTTTGGTAAATCTGGAAACGCGATACCATTATACAGAATACCGCGATATGTTCCTGTTATCATTCTACCTGATCGGGATTAACTTTGCAGATTTGGCGGGGCTTACAGACGATAACGTAATAGATGGCCGTATAGAGTACAGGCGTGCCAAAACAGGCAAACTCTATAGCATCAGGATTGAGCCGGAAGCGCAAGCCATTCTAAGCCGCTACAGGGGCAAAGATCATCTGCTAAGTATATTTGACCGCTGCACTAACGTTAAAGCCTGTGGGGGCACAATAGACAACGCTCTGGCGCGTCTTGGCCTGCCAGACGGTAACGCAAAGCATAAAAACGGCCAACCTAAAATGATACCGTTAGACAAAAAGCTAAGTTGGTATTGGGCGCGTTATTCCTGGGCTACGTATGCAGCCGAATTGGATATACCCAAAGATACGATTAGTGAGGCCCTGGGGCATACTCACGGTGCAAAGGTAACGGGTATCTACATCAAATACAACCGCGACAAAGTAGATGCCGCAAACCGTAAAGTGATTGATTATGTGTTAAAGAAAAACGAATTTCTTAACATATAGGTTAAAAGTACCCGCGTCTATCCCTCTCGGACTGACGCGGGCAAAGCACTATTTACGAAAAACGTTTGTTTTTAAAATTTTCTTTTCAGGTGCAGGAATATTGCATAGATCAAAGCTGCTATGCAGCAAAGCCCGCCGATCTTAGCTAAGATAGTCTGATACCATTTGGGGGCCTCTGCCTTTGATTCTTTCGTTTCGTGTCTGTTCTCGGATTCAATCAAGCCGATACCGCCGTGTTTACTATTATGGGTACTAACTGATTCATCAGCCTGGGTAATGCCTTTTTCCTCTTTGGCTTTCTGCTTAAAATTAGCCTTGATGGACTTAACGCCGGATAGCGTTACATTACCCGTGCTGTCGATAGTAACCGTACCGCCTCCGTCCACAAACTCAATAGATGCGCTTTGCTCGGTTTGTGTCTCGGTCTTTGTGGTATCTGTTACCTGGTGGCTCTGGCCTGTGCTATCGGCCTCAAACTTAGTAGTATCTACAAAAGCCGTATTGTGGCTTTCGTCTATAACCGTCTTGTGCGATCTGCACCCGCAAAACAGCCAAAGTAAGATCGCCACAACGTGTAACACTATCAGCGTGTTTGCCTGTTTGTTAGTAAATCGTTTCATACGCCAAACTCCTTTTTAAATACTCTGTACAAATACTTTCTATTTGCCAAACCGTTGTAACCACCGTTAACCCGCTTCGTTACGGCTTCGACATCATCCAGGTCTGCCAACTCATTCAATCCGTTCTTATACCAAAAGTACATTGCGCTTTTCTGGTCGCCCGGATTCTGTGCAAGCCATTCAGGGTGTGCCATCAGGTCGCCTTTGCAAAATTCGCTATTGGCGTATGCCTGATAGTTTGCCCGTCCTGTTGTGCCTATGTACCCGCGTCCCTTGAAACGCCAACCGTCGCCGCTTGCTTCATTGCCGTTACCCATACGGCTTGCATAGACGTGGTTTGCAATGGCTTGGGGCTTGTGGGCGTATGCCAACGCCTCTGTACGGCTCTTAAAATACTTGGGGAAAACCTTTAGCAAGCCGTCTGCCGAATAGTTCAGGTTTTCTTCCCTATGCCGTAGGTTGCCTGATTCGTGAAAGACTTGTGCAAGGTAATGCACAACGCGCAAAGGGGTATTGATTCCAAACCTTTCTGCCCATTCGTTGAACGTCTTTACGAAACCTGGCAGATTTTCCGCGCTCACTCCGGGCACTGCCCGTCTTAGTTGTTGCTCTGTAATCTTCATGCTCTTTAGGTTTAATTATTACTGCTGTTAATATCCGTTTTGTGGTTCTCTTTGTGCGCACTTCGGGCGCACACATCGAAAACGCTGTAGTTCCAGGTCGGCTTTAGCCTTTTCTTGCAGCAGGGTAAAGTAATCATCTTGCACCTTGCGCAAACGGTCTGTCTGGCTTGCAAAACGTTCTTCTTTTTCCTTTAGCTGCTGTTGCAAAAACTCTACCGTCTCACGTAATACGGAAAAATCCGCGCTGTTGGCCTCTGCCTCTGCTTTGTCGGCTTCGGCTTTGGCTTTGTCTGCCTCCGATCTCTCCTTACGCTTGTTGGTACGTATATTAAGCATATACTTAACAAACTCCCAACCTCCGATAGCTGCGCCCATTGACGCTGTAATTTCAATAATACCTGTATAGTCCATACCAATTACTTTTTATAAAGTTCTATCACTATATCGTTATCGCGCTGACTGATTAACACTACATATCTGCTTTCAAGCAAATGCAGCAGGCCCATGTCGATTACGTCAGCGCGTAACGTAACCGGGGTCTCTGGTTCTACTTCAATAATCGCCATCTCTAATACGTTTATAGGTTTGTACTCTCTTTTTGTATTTATTCTTTAACGCCACTATCTCATAGCTGCCTTTTATATAGATATATTCAAATGCCTTTCTGTCTATCATGCCCAATACTCGCTTACGGGTATTGTATTCGTTGTTATGCCGGGTCAGTCCTAAGTATGAATTGATAGAGCAAATCGCGTGTTCTACCTGGCGCAAATCCTTTGCCTTATTCATCCTGCGTATAGCCGCTACAAAATTAGTTATCGTGTTATTACAGGTATATACGCGATTGGGCTTAACGATTGACCCCGTGAATTGTACGCCTTTGGTGTAATGCTGTAGATAGAATTTCTTTTCATTCAGCGTCAAACCGTATTCACCTAACTTAGCCCTTATTTTTGGCACTGCGCTAAGTAGTACCGTCTTATCACGGTGTATGCAGTAGAAATCATCTACGTATCTGCCATGATACTTTATGCCCAATTCCTCTAAGTACCAATCCAAACCGTTCAACAGGAAATTTGCAAATAGCTGTGCAAACAGGTTGCCTATTGCTATGCCTTTGCCCTCTCCGTTAGTGAAAAGTGATTTGTTAGGCGGTAGGTGATCCCAATAGTGGGCCGGGCTGTGTCGCTCACAATTCTTTTCGGGTCGGTGGAATATGACTACCCGGCAAAGGTAGCGCAAATCCTCTATGTCCTCGCCTGCGTACCGATCTAAGATAAAGCGATCAATCAGGCGTGCCAAAATCTGTTTGTCTATGCTCATAAAGAAACCACTTAAATCAAGTTTCATTATGTAGCAATCCGTTGTGTAGTTATCGCTACACTCGATAATCTGCTGCTTTAGGGTGCTGATCCCGTAAAGCTGCCCTTTCTCCTTTCTGCAATTATAGGTGTACGGGCAAAACACTCGCTCAAACAGCGGCTCTAACCTTAATGCTATATAGTGGTGTATTATTCTGTCCTCAAAGGAGGCGGCAAACACTTCTCTGTATCTGGGACGCGTTACGACAAAACATATAGACTTGCCAGGGGCATAGGTGCGCATATTGATACGATCACGTAGCGCAATCAGCTTGCTTTCGTAGTCCATTTCATAGACTAACGCGCTTGCTGTCTTACGCTTGTTACGTCTGCAATCGTAGTACGCTTCTAAAAGTCCCGCTGTCGTTACCATGTATTATACTTTGTTTCTATTTCCGTCGAAGTGCTGAAACGGCCCTAACTCGATTCGTGTTCGATGCCTTAGTGTTGTTGTTGGCGTTGCCGTTGTTGAGGTTCAGATTCCAGGCGTTCGTCGCGCTGTTCTCGGTAGGCTCGCAATCTGTGGCCTATTGACTTGCTCTTAACCGTAAATGACGGTATAGGCCCCATTTACCACGGAAATTTGCACACTCGTTTAGTCGTAACTAATTTCGATTCTGGCTACTCACTACCTACAGGCACTGAGTTCTTCCACGCTGTACTTTGTTTGCCTATCGCGTCCATCAGTTCTATGATCTGTGCGTGCCGCCCTATTCCTTTAATCCAACGCCTTTCGCCTGCTATTCTTACAAGTGTTTTCAGCGTCTCGAAATCGGCTTTGAACTTAGTTAGATATTGATGCCTGTTAGCCTTATCCATATACGCAGACGCTACGGTATTCAGCAGGCTAACGGCTATCTTTTGCATTTCGCTACCGATAGTGTATTTATAAGCCCGCGGGAAATCTGGGGTAACGTCTAACAGATCGTTTAACAGCGTCCGCACGTCTTTATACAAAGGCGCGTTTGACACCAACTTTATACTTTTGTTCTCTGCCATAATCCGATTTTTCGTTGTAATGTACCCGGCTACCGCCGGGTACTACTAATAATTAAAAATTAATAACTAATTACTAAGCGATAAACGCTGAAACGGCCCTAACTCGATACGTGGTCGATGCCTTAGTGCCGTAGCTGGCGTAGCCGTAGTCGAGGTACAGATACCAGGCGTACGTCGCGCTGAACTCGGTAGAAGTCCAATAGGCTTCTTCGACTAACTGCGTTGCACCGTTGATTAGCGAAAGCGCATAGTTGATCTTTGTCATGTTGGCATAGATCATCATCATTTCACCCAAAGATGGTAGCCACCACTTACCAGCTGTCAATCCCTTACCGTTAGCATTGGCACGGCTATAGAGATTACAGAAGCCAGGCGCGTACGATGCCGTATTTGTAACTGCGCTTGATGTGCTGTGCGCGATCTGCTGTGCTGTATTGGTCTTGCCGTTCCAATCATTGATAGCCGTTACACGATCTGACGTAGTAGTACCGCCGCCGCTGATAGCTGCGCTACTCCATGTCAGCTTAGATGCAGATTCCGTCGGTGCTACCACCAGGCATTTGCCGCCCTCTACGACTACCACACCGTCGGCAATTTCTCCGCTGCTCTGTATGCTCGTCCACTTGTGTGGCTTAACCATCAGCGGGAAATCATCACTCTTACGGTGATACATGATAAACACGCCGTCGTACATAGCGTTGAGGCTTGCACCGTCCATGATAGCGGCCTTGATCGTCGCAAGCGTTACTAACGATACCACGCCGTCAGCGTTGGTAATTGGGAACTTGTCCGTAGCGTTGATCTGTGCTACGGTTGTCTTTGTACTAAGTTTTTTAGTCTGTTTAACCATAACTTTTAAATTTAATTGTGAAACATATATGTTAGCCAAATGAAATGCCTACGACGGCCTAAGTAGGCCAAATCCTTTTCGTTGGCGTACGCCTCGCGCTCAAAGGATATATTACGGTATGCCTGGCGGCTGCTACCCTCAATCGGTATTCTAATTAGCCATTCCAGGAAATACCACCATAAGAAGATAGGGACAAAGAGTAATGCCCACCAACCCAAACCGAACACAAAACCGATCAGTGCCAGGGCAAAGCCAACTATTAGCATTTCCTTTTGCTGTTCTGCGTGTATGTGTTCGTGGTTGTTTACCACCGTGTTATACATCTTTGCCAACTCTTCACGTACAAAGATAAACGGCCAAAGTGTCATAGCCAGGAAACCGTTAAACGGTATCAACTTGTTAAATACTAACCTTGTTTTCATATCTGCTAATTTTTTAACCCCAATTATTATCGCAACCCTCTAACGCAAACCAACCTTTGCCGACGCGTGTTGTGGTCGGGCTGTAGTGTGATCCCACATAGACAAACGGCCTTGCTTCGCCACCATTCATACCAAGCCAACCGCCAACAAAAGCTATATCTGCGCCGTGATAGTCATTAGAACATATAACGGTAACTTTCTTAGCCGTTGCACCTACTAACCTATACGCGTAATTATCGTACGTGTGATTGATAATAACCAGGTCAACGGGAAAACCTGACGCGTCACCAGACATACCGCTATACAACTCTATATCGTAATAGGTTTTACCGTCTCCAGTGTGCGAGGTCATAGTTTTGCTTTCATACGTGCTTTCTGCGGGGCCTTTGGTGTAATACTTAATCGTAGAGCCGCTAACCACTGCAACATTAAGGTTGTGGGCACCAAAACCACCTCTGCACCAAATATCCGATGCGTAGAAACGCAAGCTACGCTCGTCTTTAGTGCCTTGGTGTACTAAATCCACGCTTTCAAAAGCAACGCCGCCGTAAGTACCTGTATTTGCACAAATACGCCCTACGACGTTACCGCTGCTATCTATACAATCAAGCCACTTAAACGTTCCCGTTACGCCTTTCACGGTTCCTGATACCGTCACGTTTTCAAAGATACCAACCTTACAACTAACCGTGCCGTCCTTTGCATAGAAAAGCGTCTGGCCTGTATCTGGGTCTTTCATTTCAATAGCTGACGCGCCCAAATTCTGAATAAGGGCGTATGTGGATAACAGGATTTTAGACGCTACGATTTCCACTTTGTCGGCCAACTGCCAATAGGTAGCATTAGTAGGCACTACACCGCTTTGCTTATTGTGGGTCTTGATGCAGCTATAGAAATTACCGCCATACAACACTACGTCTTTGTAGGTCTCACCCTCTGCGCCCTGATAGAAATAGTAGCTTGTAGGTAGCGCGTTCCAATCCTGTGGGCCTCTAAGTGCCGGGCCTCTACCGCCGTTATCTCCCTTGTCGCCTTTAGTTCCGCCTATAATAAGATTCGTGGTGTACATAGTGATTACCGTAGATGTCTTAGCGGTACAGGTGCCAAACGCCATAACATCTACCTTATTCCCCGCTGCATCCTTGCAGTCTGAAACCTTACCCGCGATATATACGGTATCGCCTACAACGATATGGGAATTATCATAGCCTGATACGCCCCATGTTTCCGTGTGCCCTGGGTCGCCGTATTGATGCCACAAAGCTAACGTGTACTCACGGGCTGCTGCATTGATCTTACGAAAACTAACGCCGTTGGTTCCATTAGTACCGTCTTTGCCATCTTTTCCGTCTTTGCCATCTTTTCCGTCTTTGCCTGCTGGGCCTTGTGGCCCCGTGGCTCCTGTTGCACCCGTAGTATTGACGGGATCGGTGTACACCGTAGTACCGTCAGTATAGGTAATCTTTGATCGCGTCCAGATATACTTACCACTTTCCCATGTAGGGGGCGTGCCTTGCCAACTACCGCCTGTTGTGGTCGTAGCACTTGTGGACTTATAGTATTGTTCTTCGATACTAACAATACCTTTACCGCTTGGCAGACAAACAGGATTACTATACCTGGTAGTGCCATCAGTATATACGATCTTCGTACGCGTCCAAATATAGTGCCCGTTCTGCCAGGTGGGGGCGTTGGTCTGCCATCCCGTTGTAGGTGCCGTGGTATTGCTTGTGCTATCCGCGTACTCTACATCGGTTAATGATATACCAACGCCCTGACGTATGAACTTGACTACGCAAGTTTTCATTACTCCTCCCATAGAAACTAATTCTGTGATTCAATAGTTATAGAAACGTCGCTACCCGCTTGTACGCAATGCGCACGCGTTACGCTATAACTCGGCATTGGCGTTGTACGGTCTGTCTGTGAATTAAGGAAAACTCCCGCTGCATCCTTGACGGTAAAATAGAACAGACTATCTATAGCCTTTGTGCCCGTTCCGCGTCTTACAATAACCGGGGTGTATGTAACCGTACCGTTACCGTTTGTGTCCTCTGTTATCGTTTCATCCTCTGGGTTAGGGTGCGGGTCAATTTCGTAAGGGTCGCTTGCGTCCATAACGCCCTGAAAGTCGCTACCGATTTCGCTGCCACCGCGTAATACTACTACCTTAAATTCTCCATAGGTGTTAATATCAGCCTCTTGCACCGTAAGCGTCTGTGCCGTCTTTCCCGATAACTCAACCCATGATCCCTGCGAATTTTTGTACCACCGATACGTAAGATCGTTTGTCAGTTGGTTGCCGCTCTGGTAGGCCATAGCCTTTAGAATACAACTACCGCCTTTTTGGGTAATAACAAAGTTCTTGGTATCACCCGCTGCGATAGTTACCCTAAAGCTGCTACCCGTAGCCTGCTGAATAGGGATAGGGTACGACGCTTGTATTTCGTCGCTCTGCGTACCGTAGGATATGTGGGCCACCATCTTGATAGTAGCGGGCGCAAAGCCGGATGCCTCTACTATGTTCTGCACAATCTGCAAACCATAATAAAGGTTATCCCCTGACGGGGCCACTTTCTTAAACAGCCCGGCAAACGTACCGCTTGACGTGTCGCCACTCCAGGTAATCTTAGTACCATTGAAATAGTAGTCGATGCTGTCGGGTGTTGCTACGCCCTCGGCTACGCGGCTTGATGTACATACAAAGAGTAATTTAGGCTTTAGCGTTGCAAAATCCGGGGAAATGTTGGTAACGTCCTGCTGCGTGCCCTCCCATTCCTGGTACAAATCACCCTCTGAACACATTATGATAGCGGTATAGGTTCCCGCCTTGCTTATGAACTTAATAGTTCTACTTGTACTTGCACTGCTCATATTGCTGCTTTTTATCGGTTATTACTCTGTTTCCTCTTCTGGGGCAAAATCTACAATATCTTCTACATTGCCTACGTCACCCGCCGTTATTTCCTCGCTCTGCTCACCTGTAGCGACTTCGGTCTGCTCACCTGTAGCGGCTTCGGTCTGCTCTCCCTCTGTCACGGTTTCACCGTTACCGGGCTGATCTTCACCGTTACCGGGCTGATCTTCTGCGGGTGTTGTCTCTTGTTCCGTATCCATGATAAAGCGGGGATCAGTAGCAATAGGCAAAGGTCTTGTAACCGTGCCGTCTTGCTCTTCTCTCGCCTCATGCGCCATTAGCGCGATACCTCCAATTTGGGCGAGTGTTTCGTTAAGCTGCGTAAGCGGGCCGAACTTCAACATATCAGCCTGCCAAAGCAAATAATTACCGTCCTTGACGGTGTTACGCTCATTCTCTACGCGCAAGAAACTTGCGACTTTCGGGTTTGCTTTAATGTAACGTGCCATAATTCTAAAATTTAAAAGTCTTATTTAATCAGTAACAAATATCCATCTTCATCCTCGAATAGCGATCCGTCGCCATCTTCCCAACAGCACGTAGGGCCCGCGTCTTGCACATCAAGCCCGAATACTGCGCCTAACAAATCGCTCATATCCTTTGTGGGCAATAGCGGTGTTTGCCCGTGTCCTACCTGGTTATACGTCAAACTGCCGCTCGCTCTATTGGTGGCCGCGTACCAAAGTATCAACAACTCCCTTTCAGGATTGGCGATAGTACCGTTAACGTCCCATATCTTAGCCTCCGGCGCAATTTTCAAAATACCTGCGGGTATGTTGGTTGGTACGCCTGCTATATCAAATTCAAATTTAGGGATGCGCCTTACAAAAGACGTGATACATTCGGGGCTTGCATCCGTCAAAGCTACGCTTGCAGGGTTGCCGCCTCTGTCATACTTTGCCCTGCATCGTATATACAAATCCGCACCCATCAGGCTACGGTCTATCGTCAGGCTCGCGGTATCGTTTGATACCTGTACGTCATAGTCCAAAACCGTGTCCGTGCCTATTTGCGTCCATGTATTGTTTTCCCTGAACTTTTCCCAGACAAAGATACGATTGGCAGCTGCACATTCGTTTTCGCCACAACGCAAACTTGCGTGTATCACCTGTACCGCCTGATCCTTTAACGGATTATAGATAGTCTGATCGGGCGTATCTAAGATCAGTACGGGTTTGAACACCGTAGAATTGCTGCAACGTATCGGGAACGTCTTTTGCAAAACGTGTATCTGTCCTGTACGCTGATCCATATATTCGGCATAGTATTCAAGCGTAATCGGGTTCTGTGGCTGCGCGTTTTTCTTTACCAGGATTCGCCCTGCGTTACCTCCGCTTGTGGTAATCTCATAGTCGGTGTTGTCGGCCAATATCTGTGTGCGCGTACCGCCTACGATCTCATACCAACGTACGTTAGCCAAATTGGAATTGACACTACCAGGCGTTAGGATTTCGTCTTTATCCATGCGGCTTATCTGTGGCTGTATTACAAGCGGTGTCAACGTGTAGTCTGGTGTGTACTCGTCCGCGTCCGCGTCGTAATTCTGCCTGTCTGGTACACTACCCACAACAGATAAACTTATATCTATCTGTAGGGGCTTAAAGTTAAAATCAAATCTCTTTACTTTCATACTCGCTGATATTTAATTAAATTCAAATACTGCTCTGTCTGCGTCCACCTCGTTGCCGTTTTCATCTGTCAGTATAACGGTGGCGGTTATCTGCACCTTTCGGGGCACGTAGCCGTTAAAATCCATATCTTCGGCTGTCAGATGTATAGACTTTCCTGGGTTATATTCCCCTTTGTGCCGTACGTTCCACGCCAAATCAGATGCCACCCGCTCTACACCGTCCGCATCCTCGCTGTACCGCGTCCATGTTACGTTAGCATCTGGTATATTTGCCGTTATATCCTGGTTCCTGAACTTTGCGATAATATACAAAGTAAGGTCGAAGCGATCAGGATCAAACAGCACATCAGTATCGTTAAACTCTACCGTAAAATCGGGGTTGCCCTCCAAAAACGCCCAATCGGTAGTATTAATACCTGGGGCCGTATGCGTACCCGTTACCTGGCACCTGTATTTGCATCCCTTATACCAAACATCTGACGTTTCGTATTCGCCTGTATCTGGGTTAATGGCGCGACAATAGTAAAGGGCCTCGGCGTTCCACTCTCCGCGATCAACGTAGTTAGGTATTGGTTGACCCGTCCACTGATTGACGCGTATAATATCCATCGTTACCACACCGGGGGCATAGACGTAATCCAAACCTGGCTTGATAGGTAGCGGGTTCCCATCTAAGTCTGTCATTTCACGCACAAAGTCAGGCAAAGCACCGATTACCAGACCGTAGTTAGTTTTGTCTATGATAGGTTTAGTTACGCCTGTCAACTTGACTATACGGCCCTCTGTAGATGATAGGTAGATACAGCTTTGGCGTGTGGTGTCCGTTTGGTTTCCCCATCGGGCAATATTCATCAATTCGCAAGGTGGGAAATTGATACCTGCGGGTGTCTGATTGTCGGGGTACAGGGCTACGTCGATAGTGTTATTACCCGTATCAACAGCGTTAACCCTCATCCAACTTGTGTACATCTGCGCGTTGGTTCCTGGGGTTGTCATACCCAAAGCTGCCGCGCCCAGATTATTAATGATACCCTTTAGGACATTGTTAACCTTTTGGGCTGTAAAATATCCCTCCCATTTAGCGCGTAGATGCAGCCGATATTGGCCGTCGCCCAAATCTTCTACACTCTCTATCTGGTCGCTCTCTGTCAGTAGTTGGTCGCCCTCAATAGCCGATAGACGGTTAATAATAAGTTCTACGGCCTCAAAGTAAGTACGTACCCGTACGCTTTCAAACTCTGCGTTTCCCTGTGGGTCTATACCTGCACCCGTTCCGGCGTAAAGCGATTTGACGAAAGTACCAAAATGCACTTCGTCACGGAATACGGCCAAACCTAATGCAATTAAGCCCTGCTGAAAGGTAATAATACCATGCGCTATATCATCAGTCAGGCGGCTAAGAAACTTAGTGAAAATCGGGCTGTCCTCTGCCAAATCGCCCGCTACGTCCGCATAGCCCGCCTTAACTTTTTCACGTACCTTGTCGTATATGGTCGTTTCCTGGCCGTCAACCTCCGTTATAACCTCTTTCAGCAATTCAAGCCAGATATAGCCGTTAGCGTCGGTTGTAATCTGATCCAGGGCCTCTTTGTTAGTGTGCGTATGCCCGTCACCAGATACGGGGCTGCTGCCCCCGGCTTCCGCGTTCAATACTACGGTGCTGTTGACGTTACCCGTGCCCTGCTGCTGCATCCGCTTGCTTCGGGGTCTCGGTGTGTGGCCTTTTATGACTGATATATAGTGCTTATCCATATATTATAACTGCGCTATGTTTAACTTACTTCCTCTATGGCATCGTATTCGTCGGGGCTAAATTCCGTAATCTCGATCTCTGACGTATCGGTTATAACGTCCTGTTGCTCACCTGTCATTAAGAATAACTTGCCTGATTGGTTCCTTTCGGTAAATACGCAAAGCCCGCCTGGGTCTATCACGGCTTCGCCTGACAATTTGGTTTTACGCCCTGCGTATTGGCTGTAAAGCGTACCGATCAACAACTTTTCGGGGTGGTCTGTCACGCCCGCACGCTTTAGCTTCTGCACCTGTAGGTTGTCTGACGTACGGCAATATATTCCCCTTGCAGTAGGGCAAATCTTATTGGCCGTACCGCAAATCGTATCTATACTGATTTCCTCCTTTGCAGCCTGGTTAATATAACCCGAATACTCTATATCTTCCAACTCCGCTGCATCAAAGATCAGGTTGTTTTTAACCAACTCGATTTTTGGGGCCTTGTATAGCATCCAACGTACTTTATCGTAAAGCCCTGTTTCAGTCCAACGCCTGCAAGCGTCCCAATCCCAATCAAAGCCTGTTATAAGACTTATTACACCATCATAGTCGAAACACTGAACACCACCATATACGGTAACTTCCAGGTAGCCGCCTTGTGTCGGGTACGGCATATACTCACCGTCTGCCATGCTCTTAAAGCTGTCATATATCTGCATATTGGCAAAAAACGGCCTGCCTATGCAATGGCGGTTTTTCTTCCATCCTAAAATACCCGTATTCTCTTCCAGATCGTCGGCGTTGTAATATTCCAGATATGCGTCGCCAAAATTCGCGGCTCCGCTTTCCCATTTGCCTTTGGCGTAACCCAAATGCCCCTTACAGGCTCCTTTGGCGTTGTGGCTGTTTACATAGTGGCAAATAGCGTTACCCTCTCCATCATACATATTGACGGCAATAGGTATGAAAGCCCAACCCGTGCGGGTTTTCATTAGGTTGTAGTTGTCGGCCTCGTTACCGTCTTTAGCCTCTGTAAACGGATTATACCGGGCATCCAATAGGAAATCAAGCGACAAGCGTACGTAATAAGACTTTTCGCCCTCGCTGCTAAGTTTAGGCAAAAATACTTTGTGGGACTTCATAAGAATACCGCTATTCTCCTTTCTACAGGTATTGAGTATCTGTTTAGGCCAATGGTGGTATTCTTCTATTGGGCCGTGTCCACCAGAATAGAAAGCCCATGCGATAGCGTCCGTTTCTGACGGGCCACTGACTACAGGTAGAATATGGCAATATCTGGCCGACGGATTAAGATAAGCCAGGCCCTTACCTTTACTGCTCAAAAAGATAGTAAAGTTAATTAGGTTGTAATCCCAACTACCGCCCTGCCTGTGTTCCTCTGAATAATCAGGATAGTAGCTATAATAGTCGTGTCCGCGTTCTGCCAACAAATTAACCATTTCTACCGAATATTCACCGCCAAACTGCAAATCACCGCTAAGTAGGTCTGCTGACGAATAGGGCGAAAAGCTGACGGTTACGTTATTCGCAACCTTATCAACACCCAAAGTCTGGCTGTCACCATCCCACGTTACGGCTCTCCTGGCTCCACTTCTGTTAAGCCCGTTTAGATCGTAGATATAGACTTTTCCGTTACGCTGTATCATACGTAGGGCCAACGGCTGTAATACACCCTCTACAACTTCTTTTAGGGTACTTGGCTTGGCATCTTCATCATAGAAATTATCGCTGCGTACTGATAGGGTGGCGGGCGTTGCTGCTGTATCATCACTAAACGTAGTCGTACAAAGTGACGTATCAATAGAGCCGTAATTTATAGTGCTACGTGTCAAGGCATCGACAATAATAGCCTGTATAGTCTGCATACCTGCCAAATTATATTTCAGACGGTCAAGTATTCCAAAGTCACTAAACGTAAGCGTTACGACGTAGTAGCGTGCCATTTCGTACGGCTCTTCGTAAAACTCTGGGTCTAACGCTCCACTCCAATACAGGCTACCGTTTCTGTAAACGTCCATACGAATACGGCCAACCTCAATAGTGTACAAATCTTCGTACGTGCGATCACCTGGGCTTTCTATCCTAATAGTAGCCTCGCTACCGCAAATAACGGCCTCCTTATCCTGGTGCTTCCAATCAATTACTAAAGCCTCTTCGCGCTCAAAAGTCAGATCGCCTACGGTGGCAAACGGTGCGTCTGCCTCCTGTAGAATATCTACCCGCCAAACAACGTTTGATCGGCTTAGAAACTCACCCCTGTATCGTAACTGCTTACTCATTGCTTAACTCCTTTTCTTGTGGTTGTATTCCTTTTCTATCACGCCTACAAGTTTACGGCCCTCAATCTCAAAGCGTACCTTACCACTCATGCCGCTATCGGTGTCGATCATGCTACGTAGCTTATCAAGCGGGGCTATGACTTCCGGGTTATTACCTGCACCCGCATACTCGCCCACAAGTGCCAGGGTAGGGCCGCTGACTACTGCACCGTTGGCAAATGGCATAACGCCTACCGCCTGGGTCATTGCTACGGCTGCGCCGATAAATCCGGCTGCGATGCCAAATCCGGCAAACGGTATGGCCGCGTGGGCTGCAAAAAACATTGCACTTGCTAACTCCATATAGCTTGCTGTAGCCAACTTGTTAGCAACGATTACGGGTACTACTGCCGCTGCTGCTGCCTCTTCGGTGGCTGCTGCTGCTACGGTTGCACCCATCGTTACGCCTGTAGCGGCTCCCTCTGCCGTCTTAGCGACGGTGTGGGCTGCTGTAGCCGTAGTAAGTAGGTCGATAATGCCTACAATAGTCTGTATGCCCTCATAGAGTTGTATAAAGCCATCAACGATACCTGTTACCGTCTGCCAGGCGTTACCGTTACCCTCCAGGGCGTTTGTGATACTCTCTACACCGCTACCAATACCCTTGATACCTCCCCAACCTTGCTGCAAAGTATCGAAAGAAGATACGCACTGCCTTTGCCATTTCTCATAAACGGCTATCATGCCCTCTATCTCCTTTTTCTGATCTGACGATACAGGGTTACGGGTATCATTCATCAGGTTATTAAGTTCCTGAATACGCTTTTTCAGTTCGTCAAAACCAATACTGCGTATCTTAATAGTCTGCTCGCGTCCCTGCAAGCTATTGATACCCGCGATCTCTCTTTGCATACCTGGTAACTCCGTACTAAGTTGCAAAACTCGTTTCTTGGCTGTCAGATCGTCTATAATTCTCTGCGTCTTTAGTATCTGGTCTGCATCTTCGTGCTGCTGTTGCTCTGTATAGAAAGATATAGCCGTATCAATGTCCTTTAGGTTGTTGGTAGATGTAGGCAAATTCATCTTATCGCGTGCCTGATCCCATGCGGTCTGTAGCTTGTTGAGGCTGTTAATACCTTTCTGGGCAAACTCGCGCTGTGCTTCATCACCGCTGTTAAGCAAACGGTTATAATATGATAGTTTGGCGTTAAGCTGATCGTACGTTTTAATCTCATCGTCGCGTAACGCTGCTATACTTGTGTCCTCTAATACCTGGCGGGCCTCTTCTGTCTTACGTATCTCTTCGTCGATACCTGCGATAGATTCAGCGTTGGCCGTCTGTTTCTGCTTACGTAAGTATTGCAGTTTCTTATCGTAATCGTCCAGGCTCTTTAACTCTCCGGGCACGGCCATACCATCCTGTAGCATCTTAAATGCTTCTACCGCATCTTCGGCGGCTTTCTTAGCCTGGGTTAAAGTCTGTATGCGTGCTATGTCGGACTTATCGGTTTTCTCGATCTCTTGCTGATAGTACGAAACGTTATTAGCCAGGTCTTTGTAGGACTTGGCATTTTCTACCAACTGCAAATCTTTCTTACCGTTTTTACTCTTATTACCACTGCCACTACCGCTACCGCCTGCCAGACGATTACCGCCAACGATAGGCTTATTTGCCTCGGCTTGCTCTGCCGCAAATTGGGCCTCGACTTTCTTTGTCTCGGCTTCGTTGGCTTTCATCCTTTCTTCTATGGCTCTCAATGCCGGGCTGCTCGATACGTTAGTACCGCTATAGAGTTTCGCGCCCTGCTCTGAAAAACGCCACTTACCATCATTACCAACACTACCGTATCTGCTGTTTCTATAAGTGCCGTCCTTGATTTCATCACCCGCGTTAGCGTGCCGGGCGTTACGGTTGGCATCGTCTTGTATAGCCGTCTGGGTCTTGGCGTATTCATCGGCCAACGTAATTTGCTTACGGTACAATTCTGTTAGCTGCGCCATACGCGCCGCTGCCTTTGCCCTACGGCTGAAAGCCTCTACGACTGCATCAGTATTACCACTAAAGATACTTTCGGCATCAGACACACCACCTATCTTTAGTTTCAGTTCGTCAAACGCGGCCTGGTTATTCTTGATCCAGGCTACCTTTTCCTGCTCCTTGCTAAGTGCTTTCCAACCCTCTTTGAGTTGTTCGTACTTAGCCATCAGGTCACTATAGGTAGATTCCAGGGTATTGTCATACGCTTGTTTAACGCTGTCGGCTGATTCTCCGAAATCCTGTAACCCGTCGGCGGCTCCGGCTGCTGCATCACCC